TTAAAAATTAATAACACTCGAAATAACCCGTCTGCTCTCATCTGCGTCTTTCCTGTTGTAATAATAAATTCCCTTGGTCGTTAAGATGTCCGTATGCCCCATCTGCAGGGTGACAAGCCTTTCATCCACACGATTGCTCAGCAGGATGCTCGCATAAGTTTTACGGATCTTGTGCGTGCTGCGTTCCGGAATGCCAAGTTTTTTGCATGTCCTGTGCAGCCAATAATTAAACCTCTTTGCTCGTATACGGCCTTGCTTATCCATAAAGACAAAATCACCAAACGGATTCAACGCCCGAATTGCCCTGAGCGTTCTCTCTGCTCCTTCCGGAAGGATGATGGTTCGCTCTCCGGCATCCGTCTTTGCATGATCGACTACTTCACAGACCTTCTTTCCTGTCTCAGGATCCACATATGTCTCTTCAGTTGCACTGATTTTTATCTTTCCATCCTGGATGTTTTCCCGTCTGAGCGCCGCAAGTTCTCCTACCCGCATTCCCGTTTGGAACATCAGGATCAGACCCAGTCCCCGCGGATCCTGTTCCTCCCATAAATGATTCACAATCATCTGCACTTCCGTATCATTGAATACCTGGGTCGCATCATCTGGCTTTGCCTTACGGGCGAATAACCTGTCACTCAGTACCAGGTCAAAAAAGAAAGTCCCTGCGCTGAATTCAGTGTACCCCTCTTCCTTTGCATACAGGAGAGCTCCTTTCAAAAGGATCTGCATTTGCTTATACACCTTCTTTGTCAGGCCTAAATCCGTAATTGTATCTTTAATGAACCATCTAAGATCGCTGTCGGTGATGTCAGACACAGGCAATCTGTTGAATTCATGATCCCGAAGAAAATACCGCCGGTAATCGGTCATGTACTTGGTATGGCTTGTAAACGTGATCTCCTTATGCCTAAGTTTTTTATCCAACCATTCTTTACATATGATAGGAAATGTTACGGACTGTTCTTTCTCCAGCTTCTTATAATGCTCTATAATCTTTTTATTAAGCTGATCTAATGAAGAACTTGCAATAGTCTTGCGTTTACCCGAACTCTCGTATACGCTTGTAACCCACCTCCCATCTCTCTTATTCTGTGTAATTGCATACGGATGATTCTGAATATATCGCTCATCTTTCTTTCTCATATCCTCAGCAATTAATTCCTCTATCTGCATCTTAACGTGCTGGTCGAGATTATTCAGCAGTTTTTCTTGATGCCGAAGATTCATTTTTTCAGAACCACCTAAATATGCGCTATTATTAACTTGCAAATTCTTTATCCTCCCTTCTGAGAGAACTCATCCATCCCTTCTCCCCCTGTTGATTCCCGTCTTCCGGGCAAAAAATAAAGACCTACAGGATCACTCCCGTAGGCCATATCGTTTACATCGTATTTAGTTTCTATTATGTTTGATGCCCTGGATCACGTCCTGCATCGAACCATCCCCCTCATCGAACGGATCGGTTGGAACAAATCCACAGCTATACTCCTCAAGCCTTTGTTTTATGTTCTTGGCACAGTCGTACACAATTGCCCAGTACAGTTCCTTTGCCTCCTTGCTGCAGTCCTCCCAGACACAGTCCAAATGCTCCAGCACCTTCATGATCGAGTGTGCGTCCTGGATGGATATACGGATATCGTTGATCAGTTCTGTCTTTCCCATAGCTGCCTCTTTTCTGATATGTGATATGAAGTGATAGATGAACTTACCAGACCGGTAAGTTCGAACAATGCCGTTATATCACTACAGGTGACATTCAGAAAGAGGCGGGGTGGAAATTCTATGTTATAGACAAAAGCTGCGCTGCTGAAGCCGTGAAGGTTACGTGCTATTTTTGTGATCTGCAACACAATATTAGAGGCCCGTGAGATCTCTCCCACGAGCCCGCTCTTTCTATCTGGCATTCAAAGGATACGTCGCGATATGATCTTACTCAAGAACATATCTTGAGATCATCCTCCCTATCTTGCCAATGTCTACCCCGCCTTTGAATTCAAACTTCGCTGTGAAGCCATTAGAAAACATGATGAACAACTCTGAGTCCGGGAACAACTCCATAAAACCGGGAGTCTGGATAGAAAAGAACTGGACTTTAGAGTACGGCATCGTGCTGAATGACTTTTTCTTTCCTGTAAACCCCTGGACATCAATTGCGATTATCCTCTTGTTGGTAAACACCAACTGGTCGCGTACAGTCTGGAAAGCCATCTCGACTTCTTCGTCATCGATCAGCAGTCCTTTTACATCATCGCGGACCCCGTTAACATTAATCGGTTTTAAGTTCCACGCAGAATTTGAATTGAAATTGATTGCCATATGTGTTTCCCTCCACCTGTATGTAAGTATCACGCAACAGTATGATTTTACCACATATATGCAAATAAAAATTAGCAGAAAGCACACTGTATATTACATTAAACAGTTTTCAGTCCTGCTCCCCAGCTTTCCGAGCCAACGATGCCATCTACCTCCAGCTCATGCTTCTGTTGGAATACGATTGTTGCAGCCTTCGTCTTCGGACCGAACTCACCATCCTCTGTCGTCCCTACAATCTTCTGCCACACCTCCACTGCCTTGCCCACATCCCCAGACTCGATCATTGGCAGCGTGGTAGTAACGCTGTACCGCTTCGCTGGTGATAGTGCTGTCTTCTTACTCGCGACCGTCCCAGTATACCGAAGGACCGTTGTCCACGATCCCCGGTAGTATGCTGTCACTGCGATCTCTGATCCCTGGTCTCCTGGAGCGGAGGATCCATGGGACTGGCCTCTGGCATGGACGATCCTGCCATCACCGCTGGCAAGGGCTGTGTGCCCGATAGGCCCGGACTTGTGGTACATCAGGATATCACCCTTTTTAAGTCCGGCCCCGGTGTTCAGGTTCACCTTGCTCGTCACGTCCTCAAAGCCGCAGGCAAGGGCTACCTCTCGGAGATTCCCGGTATATGTAGCCCCTTTGCTCTTTAGCGGCACGCCTGCCTGCTCATAGGCGCTGATAACAAGGCTGCTGCAGTCATAATCAGGATTGCCCCAGCGGATCTGCTGGCTGTACCCATGCTTCTGGTTTCCGGCGATCCCCACAGCCCAGTCGTATGCATTCATTGCTGCTGTCATTCGTCATCCTCCCAATACTTCGCCTCCGGGTCATCATCCTCCGACAGGTCATCTGCGACCTTCCTAAGACGCCTTGTCACCCACCTGGGCACCGGCAGTCCTGCCTCTTCCAGGTTCTCCGCAACAGAGATAATCTCCATGACAATAATGTAACCGGCGATAAATGCCGGCACATCGACCGGAAGGCTGATCGCAGCGTAGACCACATAGGCGATGATGATGACGAGCAGCTCCCCGCTCTTACGATATAGGCCGACTCTCATCTTAGAACTGTCCCAGGTCTCATTGATGGTTGCCTGGATCCATCCAGTGACGACATCAGCCGCCATCAAAAACAACGGCAGGAATAAGATCCAGTAGCGGTGTGTAAAAGAAATGTTTCTAAGCTGTTCCATATTGATACCTCTCTTTCTTTGCAATAAAAAAAGACATCCGAAGATGTCATGCTGTACGTTCCCATATATAGACGTTTTTGTATGGCGGCATGTTGTTGTGGGCTGCTCCACCACCGGTGTTCTCGATAAAGTTTGCCCAGCCCAGCCCATGATCTCGATATTCATTGTACATACCTTGATATACAAGCCCATCCCACTGTCCGGCAGTGTATTCGTAATAAGAAAATACCCTGTGTCCATGTGACGGCATCTCATCAACAGTCAGCGTGTGTGTAGCTTCACCTCCATCTGCCGCTGCACTGTTTGCCACCACCCCGGAGGAGGCACCATACAGGAAATATCCACTGTGCCGGATCCATTTTGTGCCGCCATATACTGCTATTACTTTTGCCATCGTATCGAGCGTGGTGGACTGAATGATCATGCCGACATGAGATGAAGATCCGCCAGAGTGACTATCCACGTACGCCTTGATCTTCCCCCACAGATAGGAAAGACCGTTATTATCCAGATATCCCATGTATGCCACCTCCTTATGATGCCACGATCGTATCGATCTCTGCGTTCGTGATGGTCACGATGTTGTTCTGCACGATCGAGAAGTCAGCGGCCTTATAGGAACTGCTGTAGTCAGATACACAGAAGATCATGTCCCCTGCCTCGCAAGACTGGCCTGCGTAGGTTCCAGCTGTCGCTACGACCCAGTACCAGCCTTTCTTATAGGCTGTAAGAGAGGAGATATCCGTCCCTGCACTGATAGTCCCCTTGAAAAGAGCTGCCCCTGTCTGGGCGCTTGCGATCGCGCTTGTTACGAATGCCGTGGTCGCGATCTGCGCAGTGTTCGTCCCAGCAGCTGCTGTAGGTGCTTTGGGCGTTCCTGTAAATGTCGGGGATGCAAGGTTTGCCTTCGAAGTATCACTCGGGTGTACATGGTCTTCCCTTGCGTACTTGGCCGAGGTTCCCGCTGTACCTGTTCCGTCCATGAGCGGAGTGGCAGATGCCGGTGTATACTTCGTATCCGTAGCGGCGATCGTCACCTTGTCATTTGTCGCATCCGGGGTCAGTGTTATGTTCGATCCAGCAACCAGCTCAATCGTATCCGTCTTTCCATCCGCTGCGATAGTAGTAGACCCGACCTTCACGTTGCTAAAAGCGTTCTGGTTTACCTCTGCTCCTGCAGCGATCCCGCTTAGCTTTGATTTATCCGCAGAGCTCATCAGGCCTGCCGCTGAGGTTGTGGCATTGCCGTAGGTCGTGTCAGTCGCGCTCATAACGATCTGACCATCTGCATTCTCTTCGACGGAGATGTTGTCCCCCACAGTGATCTCGAGAGTAGAGGTCTTCCCGCTCGCGCTCTTCTGGGCGGAAATAAAATCGCCCGATATGAACTGAACAAAGCTAAAAGCGTTCTGGTTGACTTCAGCTCCTGCAGCGATGCCATCCAGCTTTTTCTTATCCGCTACGCTCATAAGGCCATGGGCTGACTGTGTAGCATCTGAATATGTGGTATTTGACGCAGCGATTGTCACCTTGTCATTCGTCGCATCCGGGGTGAGCGTGATGTTCGATCCTGCGACCAGCTCCAGCGTATCTGTCTTTCCATCCGCCGCTACGGTGGTAGAACCAACTTTCACATTGCTAAAAGCGTTCTGGTTCACCTCCGCCCCTGTGGCGATCCCATTCAGTTTGGTCTTATCCGAGGCGCTCATCAGACCATCTGCCGATGTCGTGGCAACCGTAAACGTCTTTGCGATCAGTTCATAGTATGCTTTGACCCCCAGATCAATCAGCATGAGAGTTGCTATATCGCCCGCTTTGATGACCCCTGCTGAAATGGCAGAACCTTTGAAATAGATCGGCAGAGCGCCAAGACTATTGATATTTAAAGTGGCGCTTGCATCTACATCCGCTGCAAACTTGATCGAAACGATGCCGCCGTCCACCCTTTTATATCCACTTATAGATGCTGTTTTTGCTACAGTCCCATACTCGGTCGAGCATTCCCCATACCCTTGGCCAAATACTGGATTTGACAGCCTATAGCTGTTGATTCTCTCCGTTAAGACGCCATTCCCTATACCAAGGGCGCAGTCGTACCCGGAAGTGATGTGAGTATAGCTACTTGAAGATGCCAAAAACTCGTAGCTAAGATACAAGGTGTCACTGTCTTCATCTGCCTGTACTGTGGTTACTACAGAACCGCTGGAGTGTTCCAGACCAGATATCTTGCCATACGCATTCTGGTTCACCTCCGCCCCAGCCGAGATCCCATCAAGCTTGGTCTTCAGCGCATCCGTCAGATCATTGGTAGAGAGTCCCTTTCCGGAGACCTTGTCTACCTTCGTCGTATCACTCGGATGCACATGGTCTTCCCTCGCGTACTTGGCAGAGGTTCCAACTGCTCCGGTCCCGTCCATGAGCGGAGTTGCGGATGCTGCAGTATACGTCGTATTGTTATCCTGCTGAGTGAAGGTGAACGTCGTTCCGTCTGCCCTGGTCGCTGTGAAGGTGGTCCCGCTTCGAGTGATGTTCTTGATCGCGTCCGCCTTCACAGCAAAAGTGTTCTTGATCTTCTGCCAGAAATACAAAAGACCGTTTCCGTCTAAGTATGCCATTATGATCCTCCCAGTAATTCTTCAATCTCCATGTTCGTAAGCGCATCTACCTCAGCTGCGTCCGCTGACAGCGTGCCATCTTCCTCGACACTTAAGTTCTCTCCCACGATGATGCATCCAAGCCGCTGTCTTGTAGCAATCGGAAGCTCTCCATAGTCATGTACTACGTAGTTCACACCTCCAAAGATCTTGTCGCTGATACCATCCTCATGGAAAGTGACAGGAAAAAAGGCCGAATCCTGCGAGAAGATCACAGGGCCTATCTCCTCATCTTGGTGAAATATGACTTTGTAATGGTGCGCATTCTCTTCATGAAATGTGACCGGTATCCTCTGCTCTTCCCGAAACAGAACATCAAAGTCTGCCATCAGATCACCCCGTCTTTCAATACATCCTCCACCATGCACGGGATCATCTCAGAAGCGAGAGCAGTCCCGTCGGTAGTCCTCGCCCTGATCTGGATAAACGCCTGCCTTCCAGCCACCAGCTTCAAGGTGTCATCCTGCGTAAGGACTACACTCACATCATTCCCCGACACCGTGCAGTCAGTGAGCGCCTTCTCGATCTGGATGGCTTCAAAATGCTGGCTGATGTTGATATACATGGCGGACAGGGCGCTGACAGGAAAAGGCAGCGTGAATGTCAGCGTTGGTGTCGTCCCTCTTACCATGTCAGCCTCCTTTCTCCAAGTCAGTGATCCTCTTTTCATGCTCCTGCAGCATCGATACAATCGGTGCGATCAGCTCATTGTAAGCAATACTGAGCACCCCATCCTTCCCTTCATGCACAAGGCCTAACGGCGCGCATACGTTTTTCTGCACCTCCTGTGCGATAAAGCCGGCATGAAGCTCCTCATCCCCCTCCTTCCACCGGAACGTAACCGGGCGAAGGTTCATGATAAGTTCTCTCCCGTTCCTGACAGTATTAATGTCTTTCTTAAGCCTGCCATCAGAATGAAGACTGCATCCTCCTGAGACTACATAGCTTACCGTCAGGTGGTGCGTCTGGATCTCCGGATCAGGGCATGTATCAGTCGGGGTTGCAATGATGACCTTATCGATCCCTTGGAAGGCATACATCATAGAGAAGATCGGACTGATCTGCGCAAAGGACACGACTTCAAATTCTTTATCAGCACCTGTATCGACCGTGATGTAATCTTGCCTTTGCTCATCCCAGTACTCTTCCCAGACATCCCCATAGACGATCAGCTTATCCCTGGCCTTGAGTTCGTTGCAGTTGATGATGCCGCCATTGATCGTGGTCTCCTCATCACTCTCAAGATCCTTGAAGTGAACGACCCCCTTCATCTCGATCCCGTCTTCAACAGCTTTGATCCGCTTCATCAAGCGATCATTATCCCTTCTCACTTCCTGTATCTTCTTCTCATCATTGCTGGGAGGTGCTGTGTCATTCCCGGTGATCCATGCTCTTCCTCCATTCACTCTCACACGTACCCGATCCCCAGCCTTGCAGTCGATGCTCATGGATACCGGCGTATCCGTGATGTCCGATCCTGTGAACTGCACATACGCTGTCTTTCCTTTCACCTTGGTCACAGTCCCGGTATAGTCAGAGCCAGTCTGTGTCTTCTTACTGAGCATCCTAAGTAATTCTTTAAGGTCCCTGTTCATGCCATCACCACCTCCTCCGATATCCTGCAGCCATGTCCAAGCGTTATCCTTTGCTCAGACACTCGAAATACTCCATCGATCCCCTGTCTTGGATAATGCAGCCGTACAAGGTCTGAAACCGTCACATCCGGTCGAAATCTTCGATCGTACCTGATGGAGCGCGCTGGCGCCTGGGCCTCTTTCAACATCCTGGCAGCATACTCAGACAGGCTCTCTCCTTCATTTAGTGCTGCCGCGCTATCCTGTGCCCAGATCTCTCCGGTCCCGCCCCTGTTTTGTTTCCTGCTCCTTATTGATAAATTATTCTCATCTATGTTTTTAGCTTCCGCGTACAGATCACCAGATACTGCCCTAAAGCAGTTGGGGGTGCTGAACCAGTCCTCGACATCTGATATGCGCGGCTCGATGCAGTCATTCTCCAAAGCGTCAAATACAGCAGCCTCACTCTCTGGCTTTGGGCAGATGTGGATCGTCCCGTCCCCCGTAATCCGGATCCTCCATCCGATCGCATCCACGATCTTCCATGCCATGGACAGGTTGGTGTCATATTCTTCTGCGATGATTGGCTCCAGCAGGCATGGGCTACTCTTTTCACATACGATCGGTGCAGGACCAACCGAAAGGAGTTCTTTAACAAGAAGTGCCCCTGATGCCCCAGCCGGAGCATAGTAACCCCTCCTGGCCAAAGTATCCTCTGCAGGTTTCAACACGCTGTAACATTCCACCGGGAACGTAGTTCTGCTTCCATCGATGGAACGCTCCGGCATGCAGGTAAGGCCTGTAAACAGTGCCACTCTCTCCCCATTCTCCCTTTGCTTTGCCTTCAAATAGATCCTGATCCAGCACTCACCCACATCCTGTTTCATCGTCAGCTCTGCCGACTCGATCAGGGAATCATCACTTTTTGTGATAGAGCCCCCTGTAAAATCAAAAGATCCCATGTCCATAAAGGACACAGGATCCACTTTCTTTATCTCGTATAAGGCTGCGAAGCCTTTATTCCAATTCATCATCTCTCCGATCTGGGACAGTTCCCCACTCTTATGCATTCGGATGCATCTCAAGCCACTGCGAAAGAGTCATCCCGTCCAGCCCCTGCGGATCAACCGCCTTGATGGCAAGAGTGTACGTGACACGCTTGTTCTGGTAGCTGTAGGTCTCATTGACCTGGATGTCTGCTGTAAGGCTTGATCCATCCGGTGTACGGATATGTGCCTCTCCGGCATACCCGGCAAGATTCCGCATCGACAGCTGTATATCGAGATCTCTCCCCCGAAGGACCACTGTATTTGCGGACATGTCCCGCGTTACGGCCGGGTTCCAATCCCCCTGCACCGATCCGCCAAGGTACGCAGTCCTTTCAAAATCTTTGTTCCAGCTATTGGACAGTTCTATGTTGTAAGGAAGAGCGATCTGATCCCCGTCCACATCTATGATCATCATCTTCTCTAAAAGAACGTCCCCAGCGTTCACATCCGCATCAAACCATGCAAGTGCTCCATCTTCTGTAGCGTAGTCGCCATTCGAAGTCCTGGTCACGATCCGATGCCCGCAGAAGTCTCCAAAAGCCGGGAACGGATCCACGTAGGAAGCGCCAAACTCAGCACCTTTAAAGATCAGCTCCGGAGCATCCGCACTCAGGCGGTAAATATCGCAGGTATCACCCAGTGCATAATTCTCAGGAGGCTGCGGCGTGATGACTGCGATCCTCTGCCACTTATCAATCCTGACCTTCGCCCCGGGCACTCCTGCCTTATGGCTCCAGTCAACAGTGAATGGATACTCTCTTTTTGCTGTCTGTCCGTATTCATCGACCACGCTGCAAGAGAGATAATACCGTGCCCCGTCATCCAGCGAACCGATCAGGTCGTCTTTAGTGATAGTAATTGGAGCATCTCCTGCCTGGGTGACAGTAGCGATCGTCTCCCCCGCATATCCGTCATAGTCTGTCTCACCCGGACGGTATATATGATAGTCATCCGCGCGCAGGATCGATACTGTAGTTGTTCCATTTGCACCAGCGCCTGTAACCTCAACTTCCAGCGGAAGTTTTCTAAGATATGAACTATCTTCGAAAGTATGAGACTTAAGCACTGCTTCCACTCTATCTGCTACATACACACTGACAGGAGTGCTCCACTCTGACTGCCTGCCGGAAGTGGATGTGGTGCGTACGGACAGCTGATATGTGGTACCCGTCTCCCACTTGGGTGTTAGTTCCACGCTATGACCATCGTCGACATGTGCGAGGATATCACCATATGTCATATCACTTACATCGTAGATAACCTCACATATCTCCGCATACGCCTGGGTGCTTCCATCTGGCGACGCATAGCCCCACCTGGCTGTGATACTGTCACCTTCATTGATGACTGCCCGACTCAGGCTCAGCGCTGGCTTGTCCGGGATCTTGCTAAGGTTATAGCCTGCGATATCAGACCAAGGACCGATCACTTCCTCATCTTCTCCGATATACAAAAGCCTTACTCTGAAATACCATCGTTTTCCTTCTTCAAGTTCTGAGATTACCCAACTGGTGATCTGCCGGTTCTCTATGATGTAGTTCTCCGGCTCATCCGTCGACTCCCATGCATCCTCATGGTCCGCCCAGCTAAGTTCTGCCTGATTCGCGCCATTCCAGCTCCAGGGCCATCCGATCCGTACAGAATCACTATGCGTCCATTCCTGCACGCTTACCCACTCTGGGGGAACGGATACGATATCACAGTCCAGCGCAATGCCAGACTTCATGATGGCGTTTACAGACAGTCCCTCATATGTTCCCAGGAATGCATACGCGCCAAAGCATGTCTTCTCAGCGCTCATCACATCCGGCACGTTCACCGTGAACCGCGTGGTTCCTCTTGGAAGTATCGCAACGACCCGGTCTGCTGATGGATCGCTCTCTGGCCTGTAGATAATACCGGTTCCAGCTTCATCGCAGGAGGTGTTCTCATCAATCACCAGCAGCACGTCGCCGGTTGTCCCGTTCGGGGTTGCCTCAATGCCTGGAGTGGCTAAGGTGCCAACCAACGCACAGATGGCATTACTATAGGACACCTGGTCATCATGCTTTGATGCGATTCTCACCCACAGGCACTCGTCAATGTCTACCCTGCTATCGATGGTGGTGATGACCTTATCGTACCCTCCATTCGCAAAAACAGTGATCGCGTCATCCCACCCGGAAGAAGGCGGCAAAAGTGCAGAATCTGTCGGTGTATCGCACACAAACTGGACGGTGATCTCATCGATAGGGTGGAGTAGATCGTATCCGCCTCTCCACTGCGCTATGATCCTTGTAGTTGTTTCAAAGGAGACAGCAGATGCTGCATCCAAAAGAGGTGTGGCCGGAGTACTGTAAGCATGGCGGGCATATGCCCACTCAGATGCTCCGGCAGGCCCCACCGACCGCACCCTGAACCACCTGACCATCGCGCCGGCAGAGATATCCTCTGTCTCCTCAGTTATTGCCAAAGACCCGCTGCTTGGCGCATGCACGATATCGCTCCATCCAGATCCTGGGGGATCTATGTTGCTCCGGGATATACACTTTTGCCATTCCGTCCTTGTGAAGGTTGCAGTATCCGTATCACTGGTACTATGTGACCAGCTGAAGGTTCCAGAGTTGGAAGAATCCAGCTCAAAAGATACTGCCGGTATTGCCGGGATCGTTGCAGCCCACGTCTTGGATGCCCAGGCAGACCATCCCGGATTGATCATCTTTCCACCCTTTTTATATTTCTTCCGGTTTCCCCTGACCTGGAATGTAATGGACCACAAAGATCCATGAACGACAGTAAAGGAAGTTGCTTTCTTTCCGATGGAGGGTTTATACCACCCGCTTCCATTGATGCTGTACCACAGCTGCTGCCCGTTCTCATAATCACTATCACCCTTCTTCCAGGAGAGGGTGAAGGTGGTGCCGTTCCTTGCGATCGATAACCCTGTGGGTGCTGTACTCTTACTCATCTCATGCCCTCTTTAACTGCTGTTTCAGTTCCCGTGCAAGGGAAGCGGCAAATGCCTCCGGATCCTTTGCCCCAGAAACGGTGATATAGTTTACGATAGATGCCCCATGGGTAGATCCGAGCATCTGCGCGATCGGTGTGGTATCCACGTTTACTGGTGGCATCGTGATGACAGGCATGTCGGTATTCATTCGCTCTGCCATCACTCCATACCTTGCTGCATCAAATGTAGATCTCGCCATCCTTGCCGCGGCAAGCTCGGCTCCTTGCTGGTGTTCTGTGATACCTCGTGCAACGGCAAGTGGGATGTTAGCGCCAAGTTCATCTTTGAAAACACCAGTCGGTGACTTCTGACCGATCGCGTTTTTGGCCTGCCTATACGCTTCTACTGCCATATGGACAGCGGCGCTGATTGCCTGGCTCTCCCCTGCCCGAATACCTGCAGCAAGAGCAGCTGCCATGTTTGTGCCAACACTTTGAAAACTCCCCTTCTTACTCTCAGCCCCTGTCTTTGCCGCTTGTCCAAGCAGCCTTCCTGCACTGGTTGCCTGTACCTTTTGTGAAGTAACCCCGGAAGCATACTGAGTTGCCGCCGTTGAGCCTGCCGTTTTAAAATCAGTTTTCTTTCCATCAGCTGCATCCGCGGCAGCACCTGCCGTATCCTCAGCGGCCGTTTCCACCGTGTCCGAGCTGTCCGTCATCGCTGTGCCGATGCTCTCGGCAGCTGCTGTACCTGCATCCGTACCTGCACTGGAAAGCGCCTCTGTCAGCTGGCCGATCGCAGCTTCATACTCCTCGGCAGAGCCTTCCATACCTTTCGATAATCCCTCCGGAATCTCCACACCGCTCTGCTCCGCAATCTCATACAGGCCATCAAATGTGCCTTTCAGAGATGATGTCAGCATGGCCACGGCATCAAGGGTGGTAGACTCCCCAGACTCCAGGCCCTTAGCAAGGCCATCCGGGATCGCAACACCGGCACTCTCACAAGCCTCTATGGCAGCCTCAAGCTCCGGCGTCATGTCCTGTACTGACTCCCGAAGGCCAGTCCACTCGATCTTGGTGGATCCAAGCTTCCCGGTTGCTACCTCATAAGCTGTAAGATTTCCCGCACAGTACTTTGCGATCTGATCTGCCAGATCAAGTCCTTCTGCCCACTGCTCTCCCATCTCCTGGAATAGCTGCGGCGCGTTATCCTGCGACATCGTAACGAACATATGATGCCAAGTATTGGCAGCGTCCGTCCCCATCTCCTGCAGCGTATGGATCAGGTCTGGTCCCAGTTCATCCCCATACTCTGCAATCACAGCTTCCATCTCGCTCTTATACTGTGTGATCCCTTCTGTCTGGGATTTCAGGTTCTCCAGCATCTGTTCAACAGTGATGTCCTCCCCTCCCTCAAAGGCATTCCACAAGGATAGCTTCTGGGACAGGGTACTTTTGATAGAGTTATAGTTGCTCTCATAGGCTTCCCTGATCTCCTGGAGGGCAGCCTTCTCCTTTTTGCCGGCCTCCTTCTGGCGCTGCGCAGCCTCCAGCACCTTTTCACCAAGTGCCTGCATCGTGCCGGCAAACTTCTCGCCCGCCTCCTGCGCTCTTGTCTTGGTCTTAGTGTTTTCATCCGTCGCCTCAGTATCCTCTTCCAAGGCATCTGTTTCTTCTTCTGTCGCCTCCGTGCTATCTTCCTGCGCAGCAGTCTTTTTGGTAAGGCCTTTGATAAAATCAGAGCCAGCTTTGATGGCGCCTTGTACTTCTTTCGAATAATCCGCCGTCGCGTCAGCACTCTCCCCTGTTGCCTCAGCGCTCTTATCCTGATTCTTTGCTTCTTGCTCGACAATGCCATTTAGCCTGGTGATCTCTTCGCCTGCGATAATGACGTTGTCATTTGCATCCGCTGCAGCCTGATTAGCCTGCTCCCAGTTGTAATAGAGCCTTGTCAGCTCATCTGCTTCCATCCCGGTCGCACCAACAAGATATTCGATCGCCATCGGATCCACAGACAAAGAGCCAAACGCAGCCTGCAATTTTCCAAGATCCATCCCGCCGGTATAGTCATTGAGCTGCCTCAAGGCTTCTTCATAAGCGCTCGATGCATCGGATGCGTCAAGCTGGGCCTGTGCCTGTTTCCTGTAGGCCTCCTGCAGCATGTCCGAATATGCCTGGAACTTCATCTGCTGCTCATAGGAATCAAGGAGCCTATCCAGCGCTTCCCTTGTCAGGTCGATCTTTCCGGTCTCAGCGTCATAAGCATCCGCAAGCTCAGGAATGGAACCTTTCAGGGTATTTACAGCGCGGTCTACCTGGTACTTCTCAAAACCAGACAACTTTTCCGCATCTGTTGCCTTCAAAAGAACTTCCCGGTAAGACTCGATCTCTGAGAGATTGGTTTTTACGGTTAGCTCTGCATCCCCAAACCCATCCAAAGCACTGCGAGTCTCATCCACCCGGTCCCTTACATCGGACAGGTATTGCTCCAGTTCACTCTTTGCAGGCGGCGTCAGTGCATCGGTAAGTGCCCCCATCACTGCTGAAGCGCCGTCCACAACACCCGTCAAAGGCTTGGAGACTTTCTCAAACAGGGCAACCCCAAGGCCTTCTGCAGCAGAAGACGCCTCTGTCATCGCACCCTTGAAGTTATCCATCATGGTGGATGCTGTCTTTGCAGCAGTGCCATTTGAATCTTCCAGGGCATCCTTATATCCCTGTATTTTTCCAGTGCCTTCCGTCAGGACCTGATTGACTGCTTTGATGGACCGGGCGGTAAAGGTCTTCTGGAGTGCAGCTGCCTTATCAGCAGATCCCATGCCTTCAGTCGCTTTCTCAACATCGGCTAGGATATCGATAAGATCCCGGTAGTTTCCTTCTGAGTCCTTTACCTGGACGGATGTCTTTCCGATCTGGATCGCGCCGTTCTTCATCTTGGAAGTGATGTCACGCATCACTGCCGCAAGCTGCGTTCCTGCCTGGGATCCCTTAGTTCCCTGATTTGCCATTGCCTCCAGCACTGCAACAGTGGTCTCCATGGACTGGCCTGCTGAATTCATGTTAGCAGCGCAGTTGCCGAACGCCTCACCCAGCTGCTTCGTGCTGGTATTGGAGTGGGACTGGGCAAAGACCATCTCATCGACCATCTTTGCGCTATCGGATGCCTGAAGGCCGAACGCGGACAGGTAGTCCGTTACCATGTCGGATGCCTCAGCCAGATCCATGTCGGATGCCGCGGCAAGGTTCACTACCCCGTCGATCGCAGAAAGCATCTGGGCTGTATCCCATCCGGCAAGGGACATGTATTTAAAGCCGTTCGCAACGTCTGTCGCGGTGAACTTCGTAGTGGAACCGAGCTCCTTTGCCTTGGCGGACATGGCTTCCAGGTTTGATCCGGACGCGCCGGAAATGGCTTCCACCTCCGACATGGCGGCTTCGAAGTTCGATCCCACCTCGACCATCGCCTTGGCCGCGTCAACAGCAGCGTCCGCCAGTTTGGAAGCAGCGTCCGCGGCAAGGTTACCCAATGCCACCTTCGCAACATCACCAAGGTCCTTCGATTTCTCAGAAGCATCCTTCACCTTGTGGCCATACTCATCGATTGAAGTGGCACACTGGTCGGAAGCGTTCTCCGCCTCCTTCAGGTACTTCGCGTTGTCATCGATCTCCCTGTTCAGCTTTGCTACGGCGGTCTGTGCCTGTGTCTGTTCTGTCCTGTATTTCTGGATCTGACCGGCTGCCCTCTCCTGATTCTTCTCACCAAGGGCGACCTTCCTGGAAAGATCTTCCACCGCGGCTGCCTGGTCACGGTAGGCGTCAGTACCCTTGTCCATATGTGACAGGGCAGCCTGTGCATCCTTCAATTCATCTCGGTACTTTTCCGTAGCATCCGCGATGGACTTCTGCTGACCCTCCAAGTCCTTGATCCTAGAATCGTAGAGCTGTACCTTTCTCTGTGCTTCTTCCAGTGTCTGGTTCAGGACCTTCTGCTTTGCAGTGAGTGCCTGCAGACTGTTTGCCTGTCCATCAAACTCAGCAGCAACCTTTTTTGATTCCGCATCCAGTTGCTTTAGGTTCTTGTTGACATCTGTGATGTCCTTTTTGAATGTGGAGCCGCCTTCCAGGCGGACACTTGCTTTTATCTCATTCTTCCCCGCCATGGCAGATCCTCCTCAAGGCAAAAGAAAAGCACCAGGGATTTCCTGATGCTTTGGTTTACAAGATATTCTGTTGTACAGCCGGGTACGATCATTCTCTTTTCACTAAAGGCTGTGCATCCACGGTACATAAAGCATATAAGAGATGGATGCTATTATTACTTTTTAAAGGACGTTTTGACCCACGGTGATACATGGACTTTGTCGCTGCTCTCCTTATATCTTCGGATACGGAAATAGTATTTCTTGTTCTTTTTCAGATTCTGAAGTTCCATTGATGCAGCTCTTTTATTGATATAGATGGTTTCAGCATCTTTAAAACTCTTTTTCCGTCCAAACTGAATCTCATACAAATCAAATTGTCTCTTCTCTGGTTTTGTAGCCTTATTCCATTCGGCCCAGATTCTTTTTTTCTTCTTTCTCCTGATTTTGAATTGTTTCACCTTTATCAGGTCTTTCACAACCTTCTTTTTCTGCCACTTAGCATTGATTACGATCCGTCCTGATGCACTGGATATCCTGTTAAGGTCGCGATCCCATCCGACAAAGATATAACCTCTACGGGTCGGGGCTGAGGGGGCGGTTGCGCTGTCTCCCTCATGAACATATTCTGATTTCAGCCTATTCCCTAAGCCATCCTCAAATACAACAATAAAATCCCGCTTCTTCACAACCGTGTAGGGATAATCCGATTTTCCCGTTGGCCGGCAGAAGTAACCGTCAGATACATAATTTTTTATGCTGTCATTTTTGTAGTATCCACCTGTTACATCCACTTTCATTCCGGTATCGAATCTTCCACAGAACTTTCCATCTTTGATGATTACCTTACAAAACTTGGCCTGTGCATCAATACAGGGCAGATTTCCGTTGCTTGCCTCCACCGTGCCGTTTGTGATGGTCAGGATATTGTTCAGTCCCTGATCCGCTTTGATCCCGCTTATTACTCCGGTCACCACGCCGCTGCTGATCGTAGTCTCGGTTTTACTGTCAGCCGTGATGTAGATCCCATAGTAGGATCCCTTTATTGTCCCTCCGGATACGAGCAGTGATCCTCTGTTAACGATCACGCCGTTGGTAGCTGCTTCGATCTTGCCGCAGATCAGACGGACATTTCCACCGAATACCTCCAGACCATGGGATTTCGAATTAACGATCGCCCCATACCTGCCGCTGCAGTCTTCAATAAACAGGCTGGCTCCACTCAGCACTCTTATGGCACCGGTACTTGACATCGATGACAGCTTATTTCCATGCAGACAGATCCTGACCGTTCCGCTTTGAACAATGAGAGTGTCACTAACTGACAGGTCCTGATTCAGATAGTAGTTGCCTTCATCGATCACATGACTGCTGGAAGCCAGATCGCTTTCCCGCATGACAGGTGTCCATGTATCATGATAGTCTGCAGAAGCAGTCAATGTTGCAGCTCCTATGACAAAAGAAAACGCTAGCAGGAACCATATTGCCTTCTTGAAAGATCGCTTCACGGTATACTCCTTTCTGTCTGTCCTGACTGAATCAAATACCCATATATAAACTGGCGTAGAATACAAAAGTATGTTGAGTTCAGTATACAGTATCCCTTACGGCAATGCCAGCAATGAAATATAATCATCCTCCTTCTTCAGCCCGTTCACAGTCTGGTAGGCATCATTGAGTATACTGAATTTCCTCGGTGTCATCTCCCATGCTTCCCGCTCGCTGAAATGAAACTTGCTCGTTGCTATCACCATGAACTTGGGAATCTCCATAATGCCATTACCGCCGTCATTTCCGTCATCCCCCTCATCTGGAACCGGCATGGACTGGATCAGTGCCAAGCTGACAGCCAGTCTTACCTCCTCCAAGCTGCCCTTCCCGGTCAGGGTGTTCACCTTGAGTGCTTTCGGGATCTCATCTCTGGGGATCTGTCCATTGCACAGGACATCGATCACGTCGATAAGCTTCAGCAGCCCGTCCAGCGTATCCTCCCTTGCAGCGTTCACCACCTCAAAGATGCTCCTTCCCGGATACCGGCTCTGCAGTTCATCGACCACACGGAAGGGGAACAGGAAATGCCAGTCCCTCCCTGCGAAAGAGACCGGCACTCCCTTTGGCCTTAAATCGCTCATGTCGTGCTGATTCCAGCCTGCGTCTTCAGGAAGGTCACAGCCTCCGCTTCTGTTGCGAACTGCTTTGTGATGGAGATATCGTAATTCTCCTGCGGTACCACATCCGACTCGATCGTGGTATGCGCAAAGGATACGTTCTCCTGCTTGGTGGAATTCTCGTCGTTGGGTTCCTTGAACATCAGCTTCTTAAACCACTTGGCAACATAGCTCTTCACGCCGGCTGACTGCTCCACCGACATCGCGCCAAAGCCAACATAGGGCGCTGTGTCATTCGCGTTTACCAGAAGCCCGTCCTGCTCCGTATAGGTATGCCCCAGAAGGAACGCTCTCTCCTGCAGGGTCAGCTGGTTTGCCTCGATCGACAGCGTGCCGCCGCTCATCTCGTTCGAAACCTCCGCCACCACGTCATCCCCGTAGTCCTTTACGGAACTGGTAGTCGGGGTGAAGTTAAAGGAAGAGATCTTCCCAAACTGCGCACCTCCAGTATACGTACCATCAGCCGTATACTTTGCATAAAATGCTTTCCTTACACCAATCTTCGCCATTTATTCTTCCTCGCTTTCTACTACATAATCACAGGTCCACTCGATCCCGTCGATCCCATCCTCCGGGAAGCTTACCTCTAAGATCCGCGGATAAGAAAAACCGGCTCTATGCAGCCGGCGCCTCACTTCCTTCTTGATACTGTTCTGGTTCTCACCTTGGGGATAATAGAACTTAAGCCTCACCCAGTAGTGTATCTTGTCCGGGATATCATCTCCCCAGTCATCTCCTCTATCATCTGTGATGTCGTAAACGAAATACCGTTTCTCTTTCCCCGTGTAATACCTGGCCTTGCATGGTGCAAGGTCCTTCACACAGTCCACAACCATAGCCCCTACGCTGCTCATTTCCCTGCCACCTTTCCGATCTCATCCTCCATCGCCTTTACTACCCTGGATTCTGCTCCGTGAAGTGTCCTGTCCATGAAGGGGTGTGCTGCCTGACGGGAGGTACCATGTTCCAGGTAGAACATCTTGTCCTGGTTACGGACCTTGCTGCCATTGTGCACGACCGCCCCCTTGGGCGAGACAGTCACTTCCTTGCCATCCCCGGTATCCCTGACTCTGCCGGCCTTGATGCTTTTCTCCAAAGCGCCTGTAGCATAGCCCCTGGTCGCTGCCTGTGGGATCGCACGCTGCAGTTCGTCCTCCACGATAGAACCGCCTTTCTTTACGGCACTTTCCATAGCGCTGTCCAGCTTCTCAGCGATCCCCTCAAACTGCTCAGCCAGGTCCCCGATGCCGTCTATCTGAAATCCTGCCATTTAAACCAGCTCCTCTTTCTCTGTCCACAGCTCTGTATACTCATGGTTATCGCCGTACGTGTTGATCATGCGTATGTTGTAATCTACTCCTTTATAGCGGATCAGCATATCTGTATTGATCGGCACGGGCGTATAGCGGATCAGGAACCTCTTCTTCTCATCCGACAGTTCTGCGTCCGCTTTGATAAGCTCCGTGCCGCTGGTCTGAGATACCTGTGCCCAACACTCCCATATCAGTTCTTCCACCGCATCACTGTCATAGCCTTCCGCATCCACTCCGCCGTTCACCAGCTTTACGATCTGGATCCGCTTATCCAATTTTCCGATATTCATCAGATCACCCCCTCCCGGATCGCGAATAACAGCGAACGGAGTGTCAGCGTCAGGGCATGATGATCAGCCTTCTCCCTGTGTTCATAAAGATAGGCAACGGTATAAAGAACGGCCACTTTCATTGTCTGCCGGATTGTCTCCAGCTCATCTGCGCCATACGAGGCGCCATCGTTGGCCTCTCCCTCCCCGCATACCTCAGCCCACTGCGTGTCTGTCAGTCTCGCCACATCCCTGCACAGGTTTTCGGCACTTTGTATGAGGGTAGCGATCAGGTCATCTTCATGATCTGCGTCCACCCGCAGATATGCCTTCACCTCCTCAAGTGTTATATATGCCATGATCGCCACCCCCTTTTTCATCATCAGGCGCCGGTTCCGGTACCCAGGGCCATGACCTGCACGGCCTCCGGAAGGATCAGCTTTCCGTCAACTCTCTGCGTTCCAATGAAGCCGACCATGTCGTTCACAGCGAACAGCTCGTTCAGCCTCTTCAGTGTTCTTCCCTTCCTGTCCGCGATCCAGTAGTAACTGAAATCACCAAACAGCAGGACCTTCTTGTTCTTATCCTGCGTTGCATTCCCGCTGATAGAGGGCATGTAAGCACTGGTATGGATCGGATGGCCAAGGATGGTATCCGGCTTACCGACCTCAAGGCCCGGCTTCCAGATGTAGTTCAGGTTGCCGTCCTTCAGGAGCATAAGCTGCAGCAGCAGGGTCTCATGGCACAGGAAGGATGCCTTCTTGCGGTACGGGCTCTTCAGGCTGTAATACAGCTTGTAGATGTTGTCGAAATGGACAGTCTGCGCGTTCGCCGTGGTATTGCCGGCAGATGCGGTGAGGCTCGTCAGGATACCGGTCGGCTGGGAGGGAGTGGTGGCCGGGTTAGAGGACACACCGGTGCCATTGATGAACGCATCCTCCTCCGCATTGCCAAAGCGAACACCGAACCTCTGCGCGATATAAGCCGCGATGTCGAACGCGGAATCGTTCAGAAGCTCGTTGGTGACCTTCACCATGCAACCCAGCTTGAATGCGGACAGGGTCTCCTGTGCGAAGCTCACGTCGGATTCCTGGATGGCCGCGCCTTCCTCGATCCAGGATGCGGAACCGTTGTCCATCGCGATCGGGATCGTTCTGGTACCGGAGCTGGTGTGGATGGTCTTTGCCAGGGAGCGGAAAACGTTGTTCTCCTCAAGGGACTGGATCAGCTGCCTCTCAAATTCATCCGGTACGGTATAACCGCCGTTCTGGTCTACGCCAACAGACAGGGCATCCCTGACCTCCATAGTATTGTTGCCGCGCATCATGTTCCAGAAAGCCTCCTGGTACTCGGCAGTTGCGGTCGGACGTACCGGCGCCTTTCCATCCTTCATCGGCTCCTGATGGACAGGGGTCGAGGTGGGTGCTGCCAGCTTTGCATCCAACGCCATCTGATCCTCCAGCCGCTTGATCTCCACGCCAAGTGCCTGGACATCCTTTGCCATCTTGTCGTACTGCTCTACTGCCTCCTTCGCGACAAGACCGTTCTCATCGCGGTGCTCCTCCAGGAATGCCTTGGTCTGCTCCCAGAGCTTATTTCTCTTATTCCGAAGTTCAAGGATCTTACTCATTCGTTTTTCCTCCATAAAAAGTGCATTAAAAAAGCCGGATCCTCATCTGAGGTATTCCAGCTGGTTTCTAAGTATGGTGTAGGGCATTGCCCCGTCTTCAGTTTTCCCGTCAAGTCCGATGACCGGCGGGCCTTCCTCCTTACTCGGAGTATCCAGATCAGGCCCCGAAAGTGTAGTACTGATCCGGTTCAGGATGGACAGTCCCATCTGCCTGGTAGAATACAGGTGTGCTTCAAGCACCGGTTCAGTGTCCTTTGCCGTTTCCTTCTCCTCTTCTCCCTCTTCATCCTTTTTCTCAAACAGGATCTGATCACAGAAACCCAGGTCAAACGCCTTTTTGGCATTCATCCAAGTCTCATTCTCCATGAGCTCTGCCACCTTGCTATGCCGGAGTCCTGTCTTTGCCATATAGGCATTGATGATGCTCTCCTTCACTTCATTCAAGGTATTGATTGCCTTCTCCATATCCCTGGCATTCCCCATAGCGATGGTGGAAGGGTCATGGATCATCAAAAGAGCTGTCGGGGACATCTCAACCCTGTCTCCCGCCATGGCAATGACCGATGCTGCCGATGCCGCGATCGATGCGATCCGCACCGTTACCGTGCCGGCATGATCCTTCAGCATCGTATAGATCTCAGCGGCAGCAAAGACGTTCCCTCCGGGACTGTTGATCCAGACAGTCACATCTCCCTCTTCTGCCTCCAGGTCATCCCTAAACATCTGCGGGGTGATCTCATCTCCCCAAAAGTTCTCATTATCGATCGGGCCTTCCAGCCGCAGCACCCTGCCGCCGGTATCATCCCTGATCCAGTTCCAAAACTTGTTCATCATTTCCTCCTTACATCTTTAGTCTCAACCGGCTTTACCCCCTGCTGCTTCCCGGCATCCTCAAGCTTCACGTATCCACCATTGAGGTAGTAGTCATCTCCTCCCTTTTCTGCCGGGATCAGGTCCATGTTTTCAAGGCGATGGACATCGTTGGGGGAGAGAAATCCGTTGCTGATGCCGGTAGCATAGCCCTGCATCCTGGACTGATAGTCACCACGAAGAAGTCCATCTACGTTGAACTTGGCAAAGTAGGTGTCCTGCTCCTCCGGCAGCAGAAGATCCTTTGTGATCGCCTGCTCGAACCGCACAAGCCATGGCGTCAGGGTGTGGACCACAAAGTCGATACTCTGATGTTCTATGTTTGAGAAGGTGGCGTGCTCCAGGTCCTGCACCATATGAGGCGGCACCCGGAAGATCCTGCAGATCTCCTCCACACCAAACTGTCTGGTCGATAAGAACTGGCTATCTTCTGGCGGAAGGGAGATTGCTTTATAGGTCATCCCCTCCTCAAGTACCGCTACCTTGTGAGCGTTATTCGCGCCGCCATACACCTGCGTCCAGTTTTCCCTGATCTTGGACGGATCTTTCAAAACTCCTGGATGTTCCAGAACACCTGATGGCTGCGCCCCGTTCCTGAAGAAAGAACTTCCATACTTCTCTACAGCAAGAGTGGTGCCCAGCGCGTTCTTCATCATGGCGATCGGGGAAAATCCCACAAGGCCATTGAACCCAAGCCCCGGCACATGGAAGACCTCATCATAACGGAAGTAGATGTCACGGTTGTTTTTCCCAGGCACCTCATCCGTATAAGCATGATAGATGTAGTAGATCCGTCCCTTCTCGTCCCGGTCCACTTCCACGCAATCAGGCATGAGCGGATACAATGCCAGCACGTTGTTCTTCCCGTCCCTTATGATCTGCGCGTAAGCATTCCCCCACAAAAGAAGATGCGTCATCATCGTCTCCCGGAAAGAAAAGCTCGTCATCTCCGCATTCGGCATCTGATACAGGATCCGATAGAGGGGATGGTCCCTTGCCCGGACCTTTTCTGTCTCCTTGTCATCCGTAAAACGAAAGAGCCGCAGCGGAAGTCCCGCCACGGTCTCTGCAAGAAGCCTTACACAGGCATATACAGTTGCGATCTGCATCGCACTCTTCTCGTCTACCCGCTCCCCGGAATCTGCCCTGCCAAACACGAAGGTCTGCCCGGAATCACGGATGTTGTTATTAACCTGCGGCAGCTGCGGAGCGTCCCTGGGCGATAGGCCCAGCCAGTTCAAAAAACTCATAAGTTTCCTCCATCAAAAAAGGACCTCCCGGTCTCCCGGAAAGTCCTTCAGAATAGATATGCCAGTTAGTGTTTTTTCAAAAACGTTTTTTTACATAGCCAACGGTATTATATTAGACAATGGTTACTCTTTCTTATTATGCTGGTCTGAAAAGTATTTCGGTTGCCTGAGAACTCCACATCATATCAATGTCACAGTTAAACCACCAACTAATGACGCCATCCTTATAAGAAGGATCATCTCTTGTAAATACCGATATTTGTTCGACAAGATAGTCCCTATCTGGTTCTGCAATTTTCTCGTCAAAAACTATTTTTATACCATTTACCCTTCCTGTAGGAGAAACCCAAGGTCTGATAGAGCAAGAGTAGTTCATGAATGAACAATTCTCTATAGTATAAATCAATGTATTCTCAATCTTTGTATCTTTATATACTTCTGATGGGTAATCCTTCAATGATAATCCACCATACTCTTCAAATACCGTTTTATCTTTATTGACTAATTGCGAGAAAGAATCCGCGTCCTCAAGGGAAGTTATTGTTATTACTTTCTCAGATTCCTTGCTTTGTTCTGTACCTGAGGATGCTGATTCTTCATCAGTTATTATGATAGCAGATGGCCTTCCATCTGGGAAATTGAAAACAAGTTTGATATTATCAATTATCCATTCTTCCGTAAAACCATCTTTTTCTGTTCCTTCAACTTTTAGATCCTTTGTGAAATCATTTATAATCTGATCTGCAGAATCTGTCAGATTATCATTAAAGTTGATTGTAATATCTGTAATAGTTGAATCTGAGGGGAGGACAGTGAATTTATATATACATGGATGGTCATAAATGGATCCCTCTATTGAATAAACAAATTTCCTAGTTATTTCTTCTCTTGGATAGTCACTGAAACTCACTCCTGCTATGGCTTCATAATCAATCCTGCTGCTTCCTATTGCCCGTACTAACTGATTAATATCTTCATCTATGACTATTCCATCTTTTGTATCAGATTCTGCATCTGGATCCTGATATGGCTTAATTGCTGCAACATAATTATTATAATATGCGTAAACATAAAAACCAGTTAACGATTGTATGTTAGAATAATGGATTTCTCCATTATCAATATATATCTCTTCGTCGTTATACTCCGAAACATTATTTGATTCCATCAGCTTTGAGTAAAGATTTCCAGCAGCTGTATAATCAGAAAGAGACTCATCAAATGCATACATACAAGAAATGATTTCGCCAGTTAAAAGAGGACTATCAAAGGTGCTTGGTTCAAATGGATAAGAAAAATTGAAAGAGCAAATCATTCCTATAGAGTTCGCCTTTCCTCCATTAACAGTTAGTTTGGCTTTTGCCGTATCATCTAAAACGACGTCTTCCGTATCCGTTGCTAAGGAGGGAATCGTAAGTGCCTTTGTGTATCCATCACGCTCAGCGATTTGATTATATGTACTAATTGCTGAATTATATCTACTTAAAAATACTTCAACAGGAATACCTGGTACACCGGAAGTGTCCTGTTCATTTGAAATACCCAAACTACCAAGTAACTCCTCATTAATATCACCAGATGGTTCTAAACCGTTATCCGTTTGATAGTTAGCTACTGCTTCAGCAGTATGCGATCCAACTATTCCATCCGGAGTTCCACAATCGTACCCACGTTCATTAAGTATACTTTGAACTCGTTTTACCGTATCCTGAGGCACTTCTGCGAACGTGACTATCGGAATTAATAACATAGAAAAAACCATTAAACAGACTACTTTTTTAACCAGTTTCATCGTTCCTCCTCATTTTAGTCTTATTGCAAAACCACACAGTATGTTCGCATACATTTTAGCGTATTTGTGGCTCAAAGTGAAGATTTGAAGACTAAGTTGAAGGATGGTAAAAAAACTGTGCTAAAACACCAGCAAGCCCCTGGTATCGTACACACTCTCAGAAGTATCATTCCCGCAACGTATAGCACGGTCAAGTGCCATGATGGTAGCGACAGCACCATCGATCTTCTCCGTGGACTTTGCCTTGTCTGCCTTGATGTTTCCTGCCGGATCCGTCCGGATATAGATGTTGTCCATCATCCACCGAAGTACCGGATGTCCTCCATGGGCAATACGCTTCTCCAGCGTCAGCTTCATCAGTTCTTTTGTGGGAGGACTCATGCTCGCAAAGCCCTGCCCGAAGGGAACGACTGTAAATCCCATCCCCTCCAAGTTCTGCACCATCTGCACCGCGCCCCACCTGTCGAACGCGATCTCCCGGATGTTATAACGCTCACCAAGCTTCTCGATGAACTTCTCGATATAGCCGTAGTGAACCACGTTCCCTTCAGTGGTCTGCAGGAAGCCCTGCATCTCCCAGGTATCATAAGGCACATGGTCACGCCTCACTCTCAGGTCCAACGTCTCCTCCGGCACCCAGAAATACGGCAGCACGATATACTTCTCATCCTCATCCCTGGGCGGGAATACCAGGACGAATGCTGTGATATCACTTGTCGATGACAGGTCAAGGCCGCCATAGCAGACCCTGCCTTCCAGTTCTTCCGGATCCACATCAAAAGCACAGGCATCCCACTTATCCATAGGCATCCATCTCACGGCCTGCTTCACCCACTGATTGAGTCTCAGCTGCCGGAAGGTATTCTCATCGGCCGGGTTGTCCATAGCGCTCCTGCATGCCTCCGCTACGGTCTCCATCTTGATCGTCTCCCCCATGGAAGGATTCGCTTTCTTCCATACCTTCGGATCTGTCCAGTCCTCATCCATTCCAGCCCCATAGATCACAGGATAGAACGTGGGATCCACCTTCCTGCCCTCAAGGATGTCCGCAGCTTTTTGATGGAGCTCATAACAGAACGAGTTCACATCATTCCCTGCGGTCGTTATAAGGAAATACAGGGGCTGTTCCCTGGCATCGCCTGAACCCTTGGTAAGGACATCATAAAGCTTACGGTTCGGCTGGATGTGCACCTCGTCCAGGATCAGGCCGGAAACATTCAGTCCGTGCTTCGTTCCGACCTCTGCGGACAACACCTGGTAAAAACCATTGTTCGGATAGCAGAAAATCCGCTTGGTAGTGCCAAGGACCTTGCTCCTTTTCATCAGGGCCGGGTTCATCTGGACCATGTTCCGGGCTACGTCGAATACGATGCTTGCTTGCTGGCGGTCGGCTGCTGCACCATACACCTCAGGGGATGCTTCCCCGTCGGCGTAGAGCAGGTACAATGCCACAGCTGCGGCAAGCTCACTCTTGCCATTCTTCTTGCTTATCTCAATATATGCTGTAACAAATTGGCGGTTTCCGTCCTCTTTCACAGTCCCGAACAGGTCCCTTATGATCTGTTCCTGCCATGGAAGAAGTTTGAAGTTCCTGCCGGCCCACCTGCCTTTGGTATGCTTAAGACATTCGATGAACGCCACCGCATGGTCTGCCCTCTCCTTGTCATAATGTGACCCCGGAGCCATGAACTTTGTCGGTTTGTACTTTTTCACTTTAGCCATTGCAAATATACCTGTTCTGCTATCTTCGCCATCATGACCGGCGGCACGCTCATGCCGCACACATACTGGACGCTCTGGTCCATGAAGTCATAATCCTGTGGGAACGTCTGGCAGCTGATGATATCCTTATCTGTCATCAGCATCCCGTCACACATGCGGAAGAGGTATCCTCCGGACGTTACCGTTGCCACCGGCTCATCGTCATGGTTGATCGGGGACGTATACCCGCTTCCTACTTTCCTGATCCTTTTGTTGATATCCATCAGGTCCCTGTCAGTAGGGATCCGGTACTTCAGCAGGCGCTTTGAAAGGGAACTGTCAGGTACTGGCTTCCCATACGGATCCCTCACTTCACCAAACGTGACCGGTTTTGAATTGAATGCCAGCTTCAGCTTCGGATAGTTCAGGTCTTTCCTGTGCGCGATGAAGAACACCCGCTCCCTCTTCTGTGGCACTCCCATCTTTGCTGCGTTAAGCAGGAACATCTGCACACTGTATCCGGCCTCAACAAACGCCTTCACGATCTGGTTGACCCAGCCCTTAGCGGATCCTGTGATGAGGCCCTTCACGTTCTCGGCTATGACCACTTTCGGCTGGAGTCTCTTCGCCGCGTCGATAAAAAAGAAGAACAGGTCATCAAGCCTCTGCTTTGCCTGTCCTTCCCTGAATACCTTCTCTATGTTCCATCCTTCGTCCCGCTTCCCGGCCATGGAGAACACGCTGCAGGGCGGCGATCCGTCAAGGATATCGAGATCTTTCAGTTCTTCCGGTATCTCACTGTCTTGCAGCCTCACAAAGTCCCTGATATCCATCAGGTAGCTGTATTTGGGATGATTGTTCTGCCTGTAGATCTTTGTCATGTCAGGATCGATTTCGCAGTTCCCGACCACATCGTAGCCAGCCAGCTTGTATCCCATGGAGGAACCTCCCCCGCAGCTAAAGCAGGAGAAGACTCTCTTCCCGTTCTTCGGCCTTTTGCTAAGGTCTTCCAGCTTCCACTTCCACGGAAAGTCAGTTGAACCTGAAACCGCAGGCCGGGCATTCATACTTGAATGTTTCATCACCAAATCCCTCCGTCGAAAGCTCCGTGGCACCGTCAGCATCCCACTCCTTCTTCTGTGCTGTGCCCTCTCCGATGTCCGTGCCGAAGAAATCAAAGCCCTCAAGGTCAAGCCCCTCCAGCTCCGTTTCCAGTTTCATGAGGTCCCATGCCGCTTTCTCGCCTGTCTTGTTATCAAGGAACCTGTATTTCTTCTTCTGTTCCTCGGTAAGGCCGGTGCATATGAGGCACTGCGCATCCTCACGACCAAGGGCAAGCAATGCTTTGTACCTTGTATGACCGGCAAGGATCACATGATCCTCATCTACTATGACCGGGGCTATGTATGTACACTGCCGGATGCTCTCAGCAACAGCGTTCACAGCACCGTCATTCTTCCGGGGATTGTTCTCATACGGAATGATGTCCGTAAGTTTCAATTTCTCAAGCTTCATACTACGAACACCTCCCCGCAGCATGGGCATGTCAGCGTCTTCGGCCTGTCCTCATCACCATCTTCATCCGGCATTGCTGTGATAGGCTGCCCGAAATCATATCCCATGAAATCCACATCCGACAGCTCTGAGCTGAGCTTCTTCTGATCCCAGCTGGCAAACTCTGCTGTCTTGTTGTCATAAAGCCGGTACTTCTTTTTCTGCTCATCTGTAAGATCAGATGCGATGATGACATCGCATTCCTTATAGCCGAGTTTCAAGAGTGCCCGGTATCTCGTATGCCCGGCAAGGATCACGCCATCCTCATCAATGATGATCGGAGCGATGTAACTGCACTGCTTTATGCTCTCTACGACATCATCCACCGCGTCATCGATGATTCTGGGATTGTTCTCATACGGTCTGATGTCCTTCAGTTTCTTTTTTACATATTCCATAAATGTCTCCTTCTCAGCTGCTCCTCCTTGCAGACAGCAGTCTCTCCATCAGGTCATCCTGGGGGCTTGCGCCGCCATACTCAACGGAGCAATTCTCCTTCACTACCTGGTAGATCTGGAACCAGCACTGGTTCACCTGCTTTAAGTAGTTCTGGCTCATCGTCACGTATGGGGAAGTGATCGCGGCTCCGGTCGTGGGGTGCTTTGCCAGGAACCCGTACTCGGAGATACATGTCTCGCACTGGACCCACCTGGATACGGACATGGCATACTGCTCGATCAGCTGGGTGTTGACCAGTTTCTCACAGCCCCTTGCCTTGAGCCATGAGTAGGTGCTCCTGAAGACGTCCTCCGCACACAAGTCGATGCCGCTCTTCTGGGCAGCCTTCAAAAAATCCTTGACCGGCGGCACGTCCACGCCTTCCATCTCGGCAGGTTCCGGCAGCACCATCGCGTCAGCAGCCTTTCCGGCTATGACCTTGTCCGCGAGTGCCTTGGGCTTCCTTCCGGCTCCGACCCTCTGGCCTCCCCTCCGTGTTCCGTCTTTTGCCATCTCTCCTCTCCCCTTAATTCCCTGTTTGAATTCTGTTTTTTGCGCACGATGCTGGGCAGCGCTCTAACTATTGTTAGTCTGTGTAAACTCAACCCCGCCCCCACCGCAATTGCGCGTAAATGAAGAAGCGCCATCGAGAGATCCTCAATGACGCCACAACAACACCAGCCTGGTAACAATTAAATTACAATGGCCTTATACATAAATACATGGATCAATACTTTTTCCAGGGCCTGTACTCTTCTGCGGTTGCTGCTTTGTTCTCCCCGTTACTGTCACTGATAGTCGGCATTGGGGCCGTTGTGAGGAAAGCCCATACTGCATAGCTTCCACTCTGATATATGACCTTCCTCAATACCGGATCATCCACAAAATCCGCCTGCTTGACGATCATTGTATATAGCTGGTATGCAGCTCTTGCTCTGGGATCTTCGATGCCATCCGATGTTTTCATTGTTTCCATGTCCTTGCGAAACTCTTCCTGGTATCTTTTCGCTTCTTTCAGTGCCTCGGAAACATGATCCTTCGCTTCAGCGAGTGCGCTTGCCATCGCCATATATTTCATATAAGTCTGCTGTGCCGCGATTTGGGCATGCTTAAAGTTTTCCCCTAACGTCACTTCATCGGTCGCTTCTATCAAGCGGGTAAGCGCGGTTCCCATCGAACCATTCATGCTGATTCCCATCTCTCTAAAATGATCACGCATTGCTTTCCTGACTTCTTCAAGTTCTCTCTTATTATCATTCATATTTCATCCTTTCCGGCTGGTGCCGGAATAAATGATAGCGGATGATATCAATACTTAAACTCCAGCCACCTGTCTTCGGTCATGGTCTTATGATCGTGACAGCTCTTACATAGCGCCTGCCAGTTACTCTGATTCCAGAACAGCTGAGGATCTCCACGATGTGGAATGATATGATCGACTACAGTGGCCTTCACATACCGTCCATTTTTCAGGCACTCTACGCACAGTGGATGTACTTCCAGAAACAGTTTCCTTGCCTTCCTCCATCTGCCGTCGTAACCACACTTTGTAGATGTCTTTGTGTGACCCGGATGCAGTTTCCTATGATCCTCACAGTACTTCTTTCCAGCATCTACCAGTTTGGCACAGCCAGGGTGCTTGCATGGAATCTTAGGACTATACGGCATTGTATCCTCCAAACCTTAGGTTGCAGCAGTCATTCGGATTCGGGTTCACATGCTGTCTCCAGAACTCATAATGCTTCGGTACATCTTCGCACACCGTGATGCATGGTATCCTGATCTTCTGCAGGATCCTCCTCTTCTCATCAAGTTGAAGGTGCTTGTACCCACCCTCCTTCAAGGTGTACCTGGAATAGTCGACGCCAAACCATCCTTCGATCCAATGGTTGATCCGAAGAAACTCCACCACTGCCTTGCTGATTCCAAGGCAGTTCAGCTTGTCGAAATCCATGTACTCTTCGATCAGAGGTGACAATCGTATCGCCACATCAAACCCGGAATCCTGGAGCTTGCGTATTGCCTCGATCCTTTTACTTGGCAGCGGCGCCTTCTCATAGCCGGCATTCTTATAGAACTCATCATCCACGCAAGTGACCGTCACCTGGATATGTGCAAGTTCTTTGTCCATAGTGGCCATATAAAAGTCATCGGCTACCAGGTCGCTCTTTGTCACGATCAGATAGCCGATGCCATATTTATTCAGTAATTCGATAGTTTTAAGTGTTACCCTATGTTCTAGCTCTGCCGGCTGGAAACAGTCCGTCATGCCGCCAAGCCTAAGAACCGTTCCTTTTGGAAGCTTCTTTATCTTCCGCTCGATCTTAACGATGTCGGCAACTGCAGGATCCGTGCTGTCCCATAGTCCCCGGAAGGACAGAAGGCTCTTTGCGTAGCAGTAACTGCAGTCATGCTTGCACCCGCATCCGTAAGTATCCAGCCGGGTGTTATACATGCACCTGCTGCCCTCGCTGCCGGAGACTGCCTTATAAAATGACTTATATTCCTTCACTGCGCCTCCTTGATTTGTTCACATCCATGCTGTATCCTGTGCTCCATAAGGAGGTACTCGCTATGAAGAAATATATTCCTTACGAGAAGCTCTCAAAGAAGAAACAGCGGGAGCTTGACAGAAAGCAGCGTCTCACATGGGGAAGCCTGAGTCCTGTCTCCAGGAACACGGCAAACCCGAAAGCTTACAACAGGCAGAAGGCACGGAAATGGGATCGTGATGATTACCCACCCGTGCCTTTTTCGTTGCATGGGAAAAGCCCCATGGATCTCTCCACGAGGCTCTCTGCACTTTTTCACGTTATTAGTATAGCAGGTTTTCGCTAGTATGTCTGTCCGCGATTTTACTCAATATATATTGTGATAACTCAGCACGAATCGGTGTTTTTATTCGCCCAATTCTCCAAGCGATCCATAGAGATCTGCAAGTCCATTCATTGCTTGTCCGTAATCCTCATTATTTATTGCGTCTAGAATGGTGCCGTAATCACGAAGCATATCTGCATACACTTCCAAGAATTCATCATCGATTTTTGCTGTCTCAATCATCTTTTCATATTGCGACAGATAATCTTCCATCTCCACTCCTTCAGGGGCTGAGAGTAAAACGATAATGTATTTCTGCTTTGTTTCGTTGTAATAGTATCCGCCATATGAGATGTGTTTCGCTCCATCAACACTGGAAGTAAAATCGAATCTAATACCGACAAAGCCTGCCAGATTACTATCTTCAGTGCTGACGATCTCTCCATCAGGCATTCCTGCCACAATGCCCTCTACGATACTACCTTTGGTCTCTTCAAATTCAGTTGTGCTGTTCGTATAATCTCCAAGGTAGAAAGTCAAGTCAACTTCCTTATTCGGAACATGATACTTTAACTGTTCATCTGTAGACTCTTCATCTTTTACATAATAGGTTGGCACTTTAAAGTTAACATCTCCAAAGCGCATTTCTTCCGTTGTAACATTACCCGAGGATTCCATTGCACTGTCTATAGCACCACCTATGTCAACCGCAAAAACATTATGACTTACCAGCATTACTATACACAGTCCAAGAATAACACTTCTTTTCATTTTCAAGAACGCCCCCTTTTATTGCGCATAAGCTTGTGCCGCGTCTGCTGCCTTTCTTGTCATTCGGTTCAAACGCAAAGTAGCATACAACTGGCTAAACCAATTATAACTATTGATATCTATTTTATTAAGATCGTTCATCGCAGTCTGATACTTATCCATGTACTCAGCAAGTTCCGATGTCATCTCAGATGTATTATTGCTATCAATGGATTTGGCTACTTCTACATACTGATCAAGGAATTCTTCCGTAGAATCCAAAGAATCTTTTAATTCTTTCGAGGCAAATGGCGACAGAATCTTTTCAAATGCCTGTCCTGCAAATCCATTCGGTGAAACAATCGACCCGTAGACTAATCCAAACAGAATCCCTCCCAGGATTATCACTATAAGAAAAAATTTGAAAATAGCTCCCAGACAACTTCCCTTTTTCTTTCCAGCCATAAAAGATCCTCCTTGTGTATAAATGTTTCCATTACAATATACCATCCACTAAGAGGATGCTCAACGAAAATGTCTATCATTACTCTTTTTCTGCTAATCATATCTGACAATATCACAAGAAAAGCCCCATGGATCTATCCACGAGGCTCTCTGCACATTTCACGATTTCAGTATAGCAGGTTTCTGCAAGGATGTCTGTCCGCGATTTTACTCATTCATCCCTTCCCGTACAACAGCGTGGTCAACTTCGCCAGTGCCCGGTTCTTCTTATTGTAGGCTGATGTCCTCTCGATCCCGAACCTGTCGCAGATAGCGCAGATTGCATATCCTACGCTGCCTTCATCGGCATTATAGACATTATCCAGCACATACCTCTCATCATCACTCAGATGCTCCCATGCCGGCACGAACCAATCCATGTATTCAAGGGCCTGCCTGTAACGCTCCCTCAGGATGTCGATCTCATCGATGCCGGCGATCAGCCTGTCTTCCACGGCTCCGGGATCAGACCCATGCGGCATGCCGTCCATAGCAGGACTTCTGAGATCCCCCATGCTGCCCCTTGCCTCTTTGATCTCATCATCCGTGTGGTCAATGATGTACTGCATGTTGCTGCGGTCCTTGATTGCGCTGATTGTTGCTGACCTCTTGTCAAGATAACTCCAACTGATATTCATTGCTGTATCCTCCTTAAGAAACAGAGTCGTAAGTTTCCCTCGGATTTGCTCTTGTTGTCATTGTTTGTCATTCATGCAGGCGTGCCCGGACTGCCTCCACCAGTCTGTCCTGCGTTGCATCTTTCTGCTCTATCGCCCTCACCACATCCGCATCCACCGTATCCCGGCAGATGATCTGATGGATGGTAACGGTCTCTTTCTGGCCCTGCCGATAAAGCCTGCCGTTCGTCTGCTGTACCAACTCAAGGCTCCACACCTGTGAGAACCATATGAGGATATGTCCTCCGTCCTGGAGGTTCAGCCCATGCCCTGCAGATGCCGGGGAGATGAGTCCTACCGTGATCTTTCCATCGTTCCAATCCCGGATATCCTCACTTGTCTTCAACTCCCTCGGCATGTATCCCAAGTGAGAGAGACAGTCTATGATCCGCTGCTTGTCATGCCTGAACCAATACGCGATAAGGACGCTCTTCCCATTTGCCTGCTCCACCAGGTCTTCCAGCATTTCAAGTTTCCTGTCGTGGATCTTCAGGATCTTCCCTTCATCGCTGTAGATAGCCCCGTTCGCCATCTGCAGGAGTTTCCCGGAAAGGGCCGCGGCATTAGCAGCATCGATGCTCTCACCGTTCACCTCCGCGATCAGGTCCTTTTTCAATGATTCATAGACCTTTTTCTCCTTCTGATCCATCTCTACCTCATGCGTGACTGTTACCAGCCTCGGCATATCCAGATAGTCCTTTGCCTTCATGGAAATGGTGATATCTCCGATGCGCCTGTAGATCACCTCCTCAGCGCCCGGCCTTAAGGCATAACTGAATACGACACCCGTGTAGGGATTCATACTAGATGGCTTGAAGTACGCTTCCCGGTACCTTCCTATGAACCGGCCAAGCCGCTCTCCCATGTCCAGAAGCTTTATCTCTGCCCAAAGGTCCATAAGTCCGTTTGATGCCGGAGTTCCTGTCAGTCCTACGATCCGCTTCACCCTCGGCCTTACCTTCATAAGGCTCTTGAACCTCTTTGCCTGGTGGTTCTTGAAAGAGGAAAGCTCGTCCACCACGACCATGTCATACGACCATTGACTTCCGCATCGCTCCACCAGCCAGGGAACGTTCTCCCTGTTTGTGATCGTGATGTCCGCACCGGCATTTATCGCAGCTTCCCTTTCATCCCTTGTTCCGACCGCTGCCGCAAAGGTCATGATCTCCATGCCATCCCACTTGCGTATCTCAGAAGGCCATGTGTCCCTTGCAACGCGAAGCGGCGCTATCACCAGCACCCGTCTTACCTCAAAGCTGTCATACAGAAGGCTTAAGATCGCAGACAGTGTGATCACTGTTTTCCCCAGGCCGAGGTCAAGCAGAAGCGCTGCTATGGGGTGCTTCTCCAGAAACCGGATCGCGTATTCCTGGTAGGCGTGCGGGATAAATTTCATTCGAACTCCTTTCTCAGCATCTCCATAAGTCCTTTCCCGTCAATGCCGGTGAAGAGGTCAAACCTCTGGCTCAGGAAGAACTTCTCACACTCCTTTTTTGTCTTGATCGAATACCCGTCATTGGGACGTTTCTTAAGCCTGCCAAGCGCTTCCCTGTAGTCCTTTGCCGCTTGGAGTACAACAGCGCTTGCAAGCTCCTGCCAGCAGCTCAGATCTGTACCCATTCGATCTCCACCTCCCCTGTGATCTTCCCGATCTTCTTCGGATCATCCAGCACATATACAGGAAAGCCGAGTGTCATCAGCTGCGCGTGCCTCTTTTCCTGCAAAGGCCTTGGTCTCTTCCCAGGCGCCTTCACCTCAACAAACGCAATCTTTCCTCCCGGCAGCAGCACCAGTCTGTCCGGCATCCCATCAAATCCAGGACATACCAGTTTCGGACACAGACCGCCCTTTCTCTTCACCGATTTCGCAAGTTTCCCCTCAATGTCTCTTTCCCTCATCGTTTCCTCCCATAATAGGAACAACAGGTACGAAATTTCCCTATACGCGCATATACGCGTAACACACGCGCCTACTAATTACCGAACTTCTTATTTTTTTGTACTATATAGAGAATCCTGTAGCTGTTGTTCCCTTCATCCTCTTTTATGCCTGTATCTGCAGTGATCCCGGTGGAACGAGATGGCGGGAACAGCACTCCTCCTGAACTGTTCCACTGGCATGTTCCCTTATTCCCTCTCGTACACCCTCTGCTTTCCGTAGATGGGGATCCTCACCGACCTCCCATTCTTCTTCCAGCCATCGATCCTCTCCATGATCGACGCGATCGCGAAGGAATCTGACGGGCGCATGTCCTCCTTCCTCTTTCCAAGACATTCACACCAGATCTCGATGTTGCTGACGTTTTCACGCTGCCTGATCCCTGCAGGCCTCGTCGGATCTGACGGATCGGATACATAATTCTTTCTGTCGTAGATGTCCATCTCGTCCCAGTTATCGGGAAGTAGCATATCCAGATACTCCCTCACGATCCCCTCTCGTTCGTCCTGCTCCATCGCGTCCCTCTGTTCTTTTCTGGCAAACGTTTCCAGGTCAGGTGAAAGGTACAGTTTTTCGCCCTGCACAGCCATCACTTTCACCTCCGCCCAGATCTGCTGGAGAGTCTCATCGGAAATGTCCCAGGGTGAGTATTTCCCCCTTCCGTTCACCTTCACGTTCCAGAATCGCCGGTTCCCTGTGATGTCCCTCAGGTACCCGTTCTCGCTGTTCGTCGTACCGAAGAACACGCACTGCCTGGGATGCGGGGTGACACGCCTGCCGAAGGACGCGCGGTACTTATCGTCCTGCCGTGATACGAACGCTTTCACTTTCTCCAGGTCGGCCTTCTTCATCCCGGCCATCTCCCCGATCTCATGGATCCAGTATCCCTGCAGCTTCTCCGCAGCTGTCTTGTCGTTCATATCCGAAATTGACAGGCTGTCTGAAAACCACTCCATTCCAAGCCTGGAGATCAGGGTGCTCTTCCCGATCCCCTGCGCCCCGTTCAGGACAGTGATGTTGTCAAATTTGATCCCGGGATGGTAGACCCGCATATAGGCAGCGCACAGTGTCTTGCGCGTAACAGCCCTGACATACTCGGTATCCGCTGCCCCAAGGTAATCGATCAGAAGCGTGTCCACCCTGGGTATCCCATCCCAATCAGGGAGCGCCTCGAACATCTGCCGTATCGGGTGGTAGGACCGGTCATCCGCCACCTTCGTTACTGCGATGTCGTAGTTGCGCTGCGAGAACGTGCCATAGCGCTCGTCCACATAGCTGATCAACTGGGCATCGTCCGCGTCCCTCCAGAACTTTGCCGGATGCTTCCACGGCACGCTTCCCTTTATTTCCATTCCGTCCGCCAGCTGGTTGAAGACGATGTTTTTGAGGTTCGGGTCGTTTTCCAATATGAGGCGAAGGTTCTTCAGGGTGTTCCTCGGCGCCATTGTGCGCCGGTCAAGGTCCAGCTCCTTCTGCCACTCTCCGTCATCAGCAAAGTCCTCCCCTGCCTCCTGCAGCCTCTCGCGTGATGCCTGCATCCGTACCTCCTCCAGAGAAGAAGCGAAGTCCCCCATTGCATTGAAGGAATCCTTTGCCTCCATGCTGCCGAACTTATGCACGCGGACCAGGTCAAAAGCGTTCAGCAGTTTCCCGTATGCCGGGTCGGTGGCATGGTGGCTGTACGCGAACTTACCGCTAAACAGCTGCACGCCGGCAGAACCCTCGCCGGGGACATAGTCATACCGCCCTTCCACTGCGCTCGGCTCATACAGTCCCGGAAGGAACTTCTCGATCGCGTCTTCGATCGTGTATGTACGGCAGAACAGACCTACGATCCCCTCCTTCTCCAGCGGATCTGCCTGCTTTTTCACATCATGCCGCATGACGGAGGACTGCCTGGATGATACCGGCCAGGTCGAGATGTCCTTCCAATCGTCGTACATGGAGAGCATCTCATCCGGATCTGCCAGCTCCCCTTCCCATGTTTTGAAGTAGTATTCAACATTTGACGGCGTGGAAGGCCAGTACATGAGCCGGTTCGCTTCATAGGTAGAGTCATCGAAGTAGTCCATGCCCACCTGTTTTGCCAGCATCCGGGCGACCGGTTCATACTCTTCCTCTGTTACGTCCCTCGTCAGGGGAATGACCATCCTAAGCCTTGGCTTGTCCGGCCTGTACTTATGCGTGCCGTACACGCAGAGGCGGTAAGGGAGTTTCTCCCGCACATAAGTCATGATCCCGGGCGTCGCGAAGTCCATATCCAGCGTGACGCAGCTTCGGCACAGTACGTGCCCTGCGCGTCTGAGTCCCTCTTTCAGATGTCCCATCACATATCCGCCCACATCCTTGATCTCATCCTGCTCGCCACGTTTCATGGAAAGGAACTCCTCGATGCTTTCAACGGTCTTCTGTGTGGTTTCCAGTTTTCTGCACAATGCCTCCCAGGAGATCTCCCTGTTCGTCCATTTCTTTGCTTTCCTGTGATTAGCTACCGCGATCTTCAGGTCCCTCATCGCATCTCCTCCTCCCCTACAAGCTTCACGATCTTCCCCCTTCTCTGCGCGTAGCTGATCTCCCTGCGCATGCCGTCCGTGATCACATCCCCAAACACCCACAGTTCTGAGCATTTCGACAGCAGCACCAGGTTCATGAACAGGGCGAGATCCCTCTCCTCCTCTTCCATGAACTGAGGCAGGAGCAGGTGTGGCGTGAGCGGGATGCCTCCCTTGTCCACCACAAACCGGCTATAGCGTTTTGCCTGATCCGTGTTCTTCTCGACCTCTCCTGCATACGGCGAGCAGACATAAATGACAGGCCGGTACGCATGTACCTTCCGGATCGCCTTGTATGCGGTCAGGTCCATGTACCCTTCCGCGTTTCTCGTATCTGTATTCATATGTATTTTCCCCCTCAATCAAAAAACGCCCTCCATCCAAGGGATGAAGAGCGTAAAAATAAAGACAGCCAGGAAGGATCCTGACTGCCTATCATATAAACCCACCGGATTGGAAAGGAGGTAGGCCGCTATGAACTATTAAGTTACTGGCACTATATCAGTACAGCGCCTCCAAGTCAAAGCATATTTCAATCTTTCCGATAAAACATACATTCATACCCGTCAGCCCGAAGGTTTAAGCCGGGAAGATAGGGCGGGGTGCGTCCCATAACCTGACAGATCTCATCAACCGATGTATCCGGATCCGCCTCGATAATGACCTCATCATGCACATGAGCCACGATGTCATAGTCCCTGAGGCTCTTCATGGCATAACACAAGATGTCCCGACTGATCCCCTGGATAAGGTTCTCTACAAACTTCGGGCCGTAACTCTCAAGCCTCTCCCACTTCTTGGTAGGTCCTACGCCCATGTAGGTGACGCACTCCCCGCCGAACCTGTTCTCACCGATCCTGGGCCTCACATAAGCAAGACTCCTTCCAGAGGGCAGAGTGATAAACAGCATACCACTCCGGCAGCCAATCCGGATCCCTCTTGCTTCCTGCGTTATATGTTCTTTCACTGCGCTTTTTACTGCCCGGTCCATTTCCCACCATAGCGACACAATATGAGGATTTGCTTCCCTCCAAGCGGCCACAAGGCCCTGTAGCTCATCCTCCGGAATCCCCATCTCCAAAGCCCCCATACTCTTAAGGGCACCGGAAGAACCGCCATAACCAAGCGCCAGCTCCGCGACCTTCCCTCGCTGCCGAAGATGCCCGTTCACACCATGCTTTTCAACCGGTACGCCAAACATCCTGGATGCGGATGCGCAGTAGATATCTTTCCCTTCAGAAAATGCGTCTATCCGCCATTTTTCCCTGGCAAGATATGCCAGCACCCTGGCCTCGATCGCGGAAAAGTCCGCAACGATAAACTTCCTGCCAGGCCTAGGAATAAATGCTGTACGAATCAGTTCGGATAGGACATTTGGGATGCTGTCATAGAGCATATCCAGTGCATCGTAGTCCCCTGCCCTGACCAGATCCCTTACATCCTCAAGCTCAGGAAGGTGGTTCTGTGGAAGATTCTGCAGCTGAATCCCGGCAGAGGCAAACCTTCCGGTCCTACTGGCTTTGTAGAATCGAAACATCCCTCTCGCCCGGTCATCTGAGCAGGCCATGTTCTGCATGGCTGTGTACTTCTTCACAGAGGACTTTGCGATCTTCTGCCGGAGCAATAAAACCTTGGAGACGTCCTCCGATGCCTCTCCGATCGCCGCTGCGACCTCCTTCTTACCAAGGGACTCCATGCCGGCGCCCTTCTCCTGCAGCCATTCCAGCATCTGACTTACAGAGTTTGGGTTCTCGAGGCCGGTCAACTTCTCCAGTTCCTGTATCAATAAAGTGCGGCATTTCTCATCGATCATGATGGCGTTCTTTACCAGGGGAATATCCAGCAAGATCCCCCGGTCGTTGATTGCCTGATCCAGGTGGTATTCATCCCATACAAAGTCAGGCACCGGATAGTTCCTGAGCCTTTCCTGTATGGACTGCTCCACCTCCACATCCCGCCTGTTATACTGCTTGAACACATCCCATTTCTCCGGTGCGTCCAATGCCCTGTTACGTGTCCTTCCCCCATTCTTTTTTGTAGGCTTGCAGGGCATGCAGAAATATCGGATCAGGTCAGATCCCTCCGTCATCTTCTGCTCAGCAAGCCCCAGCACAGCTCCTGCCCCTTTCAGTGACATAGGAAGGCCGAGATATCCGCTCCATACCATGGTGCAGTACCAGCCATCCGGATCCAGATACTTGGTGGTAAGATTCCCCGGACAATACCGGCGCAGGTATGCTGAAAGACAAACTCTCTCAAACATGGCATTGAACGCCCATTTTTTAACCGCTGGGTCACTGAGCGCACGAAGAACAGCCGAAGGGATCCTCTCTCCCGCTGCAACATCTATGACTCTCACCTCCCCTCCGTCCACGCTGTATCCAAACAGCAGGATCTCGAACGAAGGTGACTCAGCATACCGGTATACCCCGCACTTCGTAAGGTCGATATCCGAGTATGTCTCAATATCAATGCTGATCTCTTTCATGGTCTTTCCTCATCACGTACAGGCACAATGACAGAAGGCAGCTAAAGTAACCGCACGCGAACATCCCAACAAAGGCCAGAACAACAAACAATGTTTCCATGTATCCTCCGATCTGGCAGCAGGGCACTCAGCCCTGCCGCAAAAATGCTCCTTATTCTTTACCTTCAATCAAGGAAATCATCATCCTCATCGGCGAAGTCATCCGCAGCAGACATCCTGGTGCCAAGCGGTTCCCCGTCCCGGATCTTCTGCAGGTTGTTAAGCCCGCAAGCAATACCCCTGTTTCCGGAGCTGTTGAACGCATAGAACGAGATGCTCGCCCTGCCGTATACCCCCGAGTACACCTCGGAGTGGTCGATGATCTCCTGCCTGTCCGCGTCCACGATACCGGGAGCATTCGGACTGTTGGCATTGATGAACCAGGCATTCTTATATGCCTCATCATCGGGCCTCTCGGCATCCCCGTCCCTGAGCGGGCTCTTGATTGCGGAGAGTGCCGGCACGGACTTGCCGTTCCCCTTCAGCTTGGTCTGTCCCTCTTCGTAGGCTGCCTTGATCGCCGACTTGATCTTTCCCACAGTTGCCGTATCGGACTTGGGGATGATCAGGGACACGCTGTACTTCGGCGTCCCCCCGTTGATTGACTTTGCTTCCCATACGTTCGCGTAGCTCCATCTGGTGTCTTTTCCTGTGATCACTTTTGTCGGGTTTGTCATCTTGCTCATGTATTATTCCTCCTTAAAATCATCTGCAGCCAGGTTCATCTCAGGTCTTTCGTCGCTCACAGGTACCAGGGTCGGTTTTCCCTGCGGTCTTGTGACCAGGCTTCCCAGCAGCTCGTTGAATCTATCTTTACCAAGCATGGACGTCATGGCAGTAATGCCCATCACTTTTCTAGTGTACGGATCAAACCCTGCAGCTTTTACCGTTGCAGCAACTGCCCCCTCGTCTATGTATTTCCTGTTCGCCCTTCCTTCCACCAGCTTGTAGCCTCCAAACTTCTTCCCTGTCAGGGCTTTCTTCAAGGCATACTCCTTGAGGTCATTTGCCCAGCTTGTGAGGTGGTCAAGTTTTGGAAGAAGTGCCGCTACCTCCTTGTCCTCCAAGAGAGGCGGCATCTTGAAGTCATATCTTGCGCACTCCAGGTTGTATTCTGTCCTTTTCCGGCAGCATGCCTTCACCAGGCAGAACTGGCAGTGCTCTCCGGCACTGTACTCACCCTCCCCAATGAAGGCAAGCTGCGCAGCCGGGACAAGGACTTCGTCTGCCCACTTGAGCAGTTCCTCCTTTGACATGCAGCACTCATCAATGTTCGAGAGCCTGGGCTGGTAGATGATCATACGCACCTCTTCAATGTCATAAAGATCGTCGAACATGTCGATGCAGCCAAGGGCGTAGCAGCGAAGCTGTGACGATGAGGCGCTGACTTTGATCCCGGTCCCGTACTTCATATCCACGATCGTCAGGGTGCCATCTGACGCGATCAGGCAATCCGCGGTACCGAATGACTCCGGGATCCACCTTGACAGGTCCAGCATCTGCTCCACAAGGACGGTTGGATCACTGCAGGTCTCCTTTGTCTTTTCTATGATCTCCAGCACGAAGGTAGTGTACCCTTCCGCGCTCTCCTCCATCTCTTTGTCAAAGAACTCCAGATCTTCCGTAGGATCCCTTACGCTCATTCCCAGTGCCGTCTTTAATTTGTACTCACACAGGGTATGTGCGCAGGTTCCCTGCAATGCGTACTCGGATGTCCTGCTGCCGCTCTGGGCATTTAACTTTGCCGACGGTGGGCAGGCGATCCATCTGTTACTGGATGATGCCGATAGGAATGCGTGTTTCTCAGGCATCCGGTATCACCTCAGCTTCCTTAAGGACCGCAGCGTATTCCTCCGACTTAACTTCCGAGAGCCTCTGTGCACCATGCTTTTTAAGAAGCTGCCGGATCGCTTCCGTATTTTCTTTACTAACCCTGGTCTTCTTAGCAAGCACCGCTCTAACATCTTCCAGCATAACTGCAGGCGCCTCCGGCTTTGGATCTTCCACTTTTTTGTCATCTTCCGTCGCCGTAAACAGTCCTGTGATCTCTTCAGAAATCCGGATCAGCTTTTCGCCTGTCTCCTGGATCTCTTTAGCCAGCATCGACAGTTCATTCATCTTCGCCATCTTTGTCACCTCCTCCATCCATCATCTGCATCTTCGTAGCTATGCTCTTTGACAGAGCACTGACTACCAGCAAGAGCGATATGACGTCTTCCCTTGTGTACGTTTTCATGCCTCCTCCTTTCTGTGTGAATGATTAACCCCTTCACTACTCACAGGACAAAAACATGCCATTTGGTCCGGAATTCATAAATTGTTTACAATTTCGTCTTTCAGTTTCCTGATCAGGGAATCCTTACGCCTTCTGACTGTAGTTTTCGGAAGCCCCGTTATCCTGCATATCTCCCTCTCCGTGGCACCGCTGCCGACCATCTCCATAATGGTTCTGTCCACCTGTGTGAGCTGCTCCAGGGCTCTATGCAGTTCCTCCATCAGCATCTTCAGCATGACGATCTGCTCCACGGTCGGTCCGTAGTAGGGGATATCAACGCCCTCCTCCAGCATCTGTTCGATCGAAAGCGGCTTTGCACCGACGATCGTTGTTTGATCTATAGCTTCTCCGGTATTTTTCTCTTCCATGCGCTGGCTGCGTTTCCTCTCCCTCCACACCGGCCGCTTGTACTCCTGATACACTTCCTCAGTTACAGGAACCTTCTGACCATCGATTTCGATAAATCTTTCCATCATTTGACTCTCCTTCCGCTTTTTGCTTTTGCGAAACGGAGAGCCTCAGACATGACTTGGAAAGGGTGCACTTAAAAGACCGGAACCTGAGAGCCTTTAGGCTCCCCGTTTCAGTTCTGTGCCTTCCCTGTTCTCTGGTCTGGCTGCCTATTCAGTTGTCACCCTTCCCTTTGCCGGAGAACTCTGGCTCCGCGGGCCAGACAGCATCAGGACGGATGCGTCAGTTTTATGTCGTGACGGGGACAATGGTTACGATTTTTGGGTACAAAAAAAGCCGGAGCCATCACCTCACCCTTTGGGGTGTAAGTGACAACTCCGGCTATTTGGTATCTCGCTTTCGGATCCGTTGCTCGGTAGTTATCTCCCTATCTTGTTTTTCTTGCTGTTTCTATCTGCCCAAGGAAATCCTCCAGAAGGATTGTTCTCTTGGTCTTGTTATCCTTTGTTTCGATCATCTCTGTTCCATCATCATCCCGGAGGTAATCAAGAATTCTTGGTTTTATCTTTCCGCTGCTGCGATTGTCGCGAATTGGTATTCTCTTCAATCTTGTTCCTCCTTTATACTACCCCCATCACTTGTCAACCCTGGCTCCGAAAGATTTTGGCTGATCTTTCCACTCAGTTCAAGCCATTTGGGATTGACTTTCATCATTTCGTACTCTGAACCCATTTTCTGACTAAAATCAAGAATAGCATTGTTCGAACATTCCACCAAAGGATGACTAATGAGATAGAGTTCCAGTTTTTCCTTGGCTTTATTAGTCAAAACATATTTCTTTTCCTTCCCTTTTTTATATAGGCATTCCACACTTGCAGTCCATTCACCAGTATGATTATTCTTGGTTATATGTATAGAATCGCCAATGTTAATATCTGGTATTTCTTCTGGCGGGTCAGGAATATCTGTTTTCCAGTAATAGAGTCCGCCTGAATACCCACGATGAGGCTTATCAGCTAATTCCGGAACTCTCCACTCATTTCCGAATTTTGATGCGCTTCTCAGCTTTCCTCGTCGTATCCATTGTCTCACCGTACCGGCTCCTACGTTATAGACTGCCCCGTATTCTTCCAAAGACAGAAGAGTCGCGTTTGCCTTTAAAATAGGGAACTTATCGTCGCTCGCAAGGAAATGAGATGACATATATTTATGACTGTCGGGAAAATTCGATCCAACAGAATCATATAACAGCATAAAATGAGCCAAGCTAAGTGTTATGCCAGTTTCGCATACTTCAATCATATACCCCCAGAAATTATCTAGCGGTTCTAATATTACATGGGATTCAACTTCTTCACAAAAAAAATCTATCAAATGATCAAGTCTGTTGTAGAACTCGCCTGACCTTTTCTTTCTCCAAGGTTCCCTTACGCGTTTCTTCGTATTTCTGGCCTCTGTCAAAAGATCTTCTTTCGTCCGAAGTGCGTATTTTGTATAAAATTCATACTCTTCTTCCGGGGTTAAATCAGGATCATCACTGGCTAACTTTATATAGTATCTCTCTCTTTCGATATCGTACATTTTGCCACCTCCGTCATTCTCATTTGTATTGTATCAGTACAGTACATTTATGTCAAGATTTCTGCACTACTTCAATACAAAGCAATTTTACTCGGATTGCCTCACTCACACATGTTTTATGCGTCTGATATTAAGTTTACTACAAAATATGGCAGTTGCAAGCAAGCGCCTCTACTACATGTTGATAATGTTATCCACCCCATATACAACCCTTTATGATACTTTTGGGCTAGTTTTCCACTACTATTTCTTGTTATCCACAACGATTTTCGTTCCCTGTGGAAAAATATGTGGGTAATTCTTCTTAAATAAAAAAGCCGGTCAGTTCTACTACCATATGCAGGTGATGATTACTGTCCGGCGTTGCTCGCTCCTATATATAGTGCGGCTATTTGCTCAATATATAGTTTTTCAGTTTTATCGCAGCCACACCTCTGCATCTGTGGCACTTGATCTTTATTACCTCGTTTCCCATTGAGCGATCTGGCTCCAGATCAAAGAGTCTCCATCCGCAGCACGGGCATCTCACTTCTATTGCTCTCTTCCCTACCACTTTAATGCCCTCCAAGAATAAACGACGATCTTCTCCCACACTCGAAAATACATCTCTATCATCGCCCTCCTCTCCGGCATCATACCTCTCCAATGGGTCAGAAATCGCCCCCCGCGGTGAGGAGCGATGGTGGTAACATAACACAAAACCACCGCCCTGTCTTCTGGCATTTTCCATAAGATAATTCTCCAAATTTCGTCATCCGCGCATCTTGACACCAGCCCTGTTTTACCAGTATTCGATTGCGGACTTCGTTAAAAAATCTTATCTAATCTGGCATTCTGCAAGTTCAATACAGATTGTCAAGGTTGCACAATTTTTACGCTTTGTGCGCGTAATTGCGTACAGAATATAATTTTCCCCTTATCTTTTCCTTCTCTCCCTGCCCCCTGCAGGATCTACCTCATTCCAGAGGTCCTCATCCCTTCTGTTGAAGACGGCATCATCAGCTTCGCGCATCTTTGCCCTCTCCTGCGCCCTCTCACGCATCTGCCTGACGATGTCAGGATCCTCCGGGCGTGTCAGGACACCCTTGTCCTCCAGCGGCATGAGCAGCCCCAGCTTTGTAAGGCGCACCTTCGCAGCGGTTACAGATACCCCGAAGGTCCCGGCGACATGTACTGCCAGCCCTTCCCTTGCATAGATATCCTTCTGGTCGATGCTGCGCTCCCTTGCGACCATCCCCACCATCGACTTCGGCATCAGAAATGATGATGAGAATGCGTCCGCCTGCCACTCCTTCCACTGGTGATCCGTCCACTTCTGATCTGGGGCGCTCTCCATCCTCTCCTTGGGCATGCTACAGCGGAAAACCATATCTCTATCGTCCATGTCTTCATGGAAAAGGCGCAGGTACTCATCGTACGGATCCTTTGGCGTTCTATGGAAAAGTCCGTGCGCGACCTCATGCCCCATCGTGAAGCGGTACCTTCCTTCTTGCCCGGGTTTAAGAAGGCTCTTGTCGATCACGATAGTGTCCGCCTTTTCGGAGACGTACTTCGCCTCGTCCCTCTCCTCGTCATACACCGCCAGGGCATCCGTGTCATCGAACACGTACATCCCAAGGTATAACCCGTTATTGGATAGGTACTGGAAGTCCTGCCCAAGGCCCATGTACTCCACAGCGAACTTGTCCACATCTACAGGCTGCGGATCCATGAGGTACTCGGGCCGGAAATCAGCAAGATAGCTTTCCGCTATGTCATCGATCTCCTTCCTGCCAAGGACCGGGATCCCCCTGCCTGTGTACCTGATGTCCGGATGGATCATTTCTTCTTTTCCTTCGCTTTCCTTCTCGTGCGCCTCTCCAGTGACTCGACCATCTTCATCCAGTCCTCCTCGTCAGCGCCGATGTCCCTTGCCCTCCGGAGGGCGTAGCTGACATATGATTTGCCTACGACGTACTCCGTAAGGTCAGGCGCCACCTCGTTGCGTTTCTGCCCGGCAAGGTCATACATTTCCTCCCTCTCCGCCTTCGTAAGGCCGAGGATATCAGCCAGCTCATCAAGCTTTTCCTTGTCCATCGGGTTTCGCCTGTCATGCTCGATGTCGGCAAGGTACGTCAGGGAAATGGACAGCAGTGAGGCAAGCTCCCTGAGCGTCAGGTTCTTCTCCATCCTCTTCTGGCAGATGAAATCCCCTATATTCGTATACATAGCTACCTTCTTTCATGCTTGTGCGCGTAAAAGCGCACCTATTGTAATAAGGCCTTACTCAGGAAGGTACACATACCACCTGTCCGGACCGAAGTAAAGATGCGCGGACCAGCCTTTGATATCGCATAGATAAGTGAAGCTTTCCCTGCCGTCCGACCATACCCCGGTCTTCTCAACCTTCTTCACCCGGTCGATCGCATAGGAATGGTCCTCGTCAAAGTAGATCTCTTTCGGGATCATCGTGCCGTCCCTTTTGTATACATTCAGCACATCCACATACCGCTTCAT